GGTTACCAAGGAGATAGATGTACGGGCAGGTCTTATTAACCGAAACCACGTGGTTCAGAAACTCTGTAAGGATCTCTGATCTTACCACTGCGTGGGTGTCGAACGTGTCCCCAAGATTCACAACAAGATCTGGCTTGTGCGTAGAAATGATTCCATCGACCCACTGCAAGAACTGCATAGCGAGATCGAAGCGATTGATCTTAAGATGTGGGTCACCAATGAAAAGTACGCGTGCCATTATTTACCGTTCAGTACATGGTTTTCGAACTCACGGTCAAGTTCGTTAGATTCGACAACGATCATAACCTGGTTAGAAGTCATGTAGGTGTTTGGGATACCGGTGCCGTATGTCGCTTCTTCTTCCAAGATGCCAAGCTCTGCCATGCCACCAGGAACAGGGATGTAAGCGCCGTACACTTTACCCTTTTCAAGGTATTGCATAGGAGCATAACAGTCATGAAGAAACTTCTGATAATCCTTCAGAGTCAGGCGAATTGTTTCTGGTCTTACTTTGAATTTCTCAAAGAAAGCACAGCCAGCTGCGGCAAGTTCACGGTTCGTTAACTGATTGTTTGACTCTACAAAATAATTAAGTCTCATCTCTATCCTTTAACACTTCGTCCTCAAAAGCTTTAACTACACGAGCTCGCTCTTCGTCGCTCCAGAACTCAAGTGGAAAACCCATCTGTTCAATCGCATCAAAGTCTTCTTGACGTCCAACAAGTAAGAAATTTTTAAGGCGTTTAACCGGCTTAAAGTTTAATGCTCCAACGGCAGTATGTATAGACATGATTGTACTTCCGTAGAAGCCACCAGTATTGAAGCGCGTTTGCGAGCCCATAATCTTAGTGAGCTCAGTTATCAAGTCAATACTAATAAAAACTAAAGTGGGGTAGCCGCCTCGTTCGAAATCAAGACGGGCTCGTCGATCAATCTCTTCTACAGAGACATCGGAGGTTTCACACCAGATTTCAGAACTATCTCGCATATATGGTCCAATCGTTCTACGTGCTCGTAAGCACTCCAGGGGTCTCCAGCGATGGCGCATACGCCGTGGCGATCTTGCCCCACGATATGATACGGTCCACCAATCATAAGGTGCTCGTATGTAACATCACCAAGGATTTTAGAGGTTACTGGCAGCACGGGGACGTTTGGTCCCACGTTTGTGTAGCGTGAAATCTCAGGAAATTGAGCAGCCATCGTTTGCAGATCCCAACCAGCATACATAGCAGCAATGACGTGAGTAGGATGAACGTGGAGAACTGCCTGTGTCTTATTGCCGGTCTTCTGGAGGTTCCAGTGCATGTCAAGCTCTCCTGAGGGCTTCATGCCCTCAGGGATAATAAGCTTTCCATCCTGGATTTTCATCTTAATCATCGACTCTACTTCGATCTTGTTCTTTCGAACGCCAGACGGAGTGATATAGATGATGTTACTGCCTTTGCGACGCAAGCTGGCATTACCATCTCGTGTAGTAATCCAGCCTTTGTCATAGCACTGTCTCATAACGTCGCCGATAGCAGTAATCACCTAGACCTCACAGATCGATTTGAATATCGTCTAAACCATCGCCATCTTCGATCACAACGCCATCAGCATCAACGTTAGCTGGTGCATCTTTGTGGCTGTAGCAAGCATCCATGATCTCTTTCTGGACAGAAGGTGATTCCTTCACAAAAGCGAGCATGTTTGCTTCACCGCGGATTGCAGGATAGTTGGCAAATGCCCACATCTGAGCATTAACCTTACCTGTCTCCTGGTTGATTGGATGGTAGATAACACCCAAAGACTTGCCGAGTTCGAAGATCTCTACGTCCGTATCGATGATGCCATTGTCGTAATGGTACGTAAACTGAGCCGTACGTGCAGGAGTCCCAAGGCGGTTTTTCTTAACCTTGATACGAACCTTGTGACCAGTTTGTTGCGCGCCACCGTGGATGTTTTCACCAGACTCTACGACGCCTGCTTTAGTATCTAACTTAACGATTTCAAGCATTAGATCGGCAGCATGCTTCAATGCGCGACCTTCAGTAATGACGTACGGATTGCGCAACGCCTTCATAGGGTCGATTTCCATCGTTACTTGCTGGATAAAGAACGTAAGGAGATTGAATTCTGCGATGACTGGGATGACCAGCTTCAATGTGGAAGGGAGATACGAAGCTCCTGTTCCGCCCATCTTCTGGTCGGTTGTTTGCTTCATATTCGTTTCTTTAGGGTAACGAATCGACTTGATGGAGTCAATTACGATACCACGAATCGGAGCACCCTCTTGCAACATCTCTTTCATCTCGCCGCCGATATAGTCAAAGATCAGCAATGGATCATTCGACTTGCGAACGACGAGACGCTTAGCATCTCCACCAATCTTAACGAAGAGTGGAAGGTTGAAAGAGTACTCTGCGTCAAACCAGATAAAGATAGCTTCTTTATCTTTCTTTTGTTCGTCTGCAATAGACATCATAGCCATTAAAGACTTACCAGCAGATTCAGGACCATACATTACGACCACTTTACCAGGCTGAAATCCACCGATTCCAGTTGCCCAGTTGAGAGATGGCGAACGTGAAGGGACTACAGGTGGAAGCGCAGTATTGAGATCTGCCGCAACCACGCCGAAGTCTGCTGTCAATTTACTCATCCATTTAGACATAATTACTTCCCCTCAAGAGCATCGACACATTTTAATGCTTCTGTTGCAGTTAAACTTGGACTTTGAAGAAGTGCAAGTTTCGTGTCGATGCGACCAAGATTGTAGATATTAAAAGCCGTAGAGACGAGACTGATAACAAGCATCACGCCTGCTACTATTAGTGTAAACTTATTCATTACATTCCCTCATAACCTGTCATGTGACTATCGCCATAGAGAATCTTTTTGAGATCGTCATGGGCTTGGCGAAGGACAGATAGTTTGTTCTTCATCAATGATACTAAAGCCTCTGTCTTGGCCTTGTTATCCTTGGCTGTCAGAACGTCATGGTCGATGTCGACATAACGCTTACGAGCCTCCGAGCTATCTTTAATCCCCTTGGATGTGAGATAGTCCGAAGCGTGATCAAGATAAGCGATGGCTTCCGCCTGCTCAAGTTTTGATTTTGCTCGAATGTCAGCTTGTACAGCTTTTGCTAGTAATTGGCCTGCTACGTCTTGACCTTCAATAAAATCACGAAGATAAGTCGCACCCATCATTTTATTGACGGATGCGATCTCGCGAACTTTACCGAGGTAGACAGCAAGCGTGGTAACGTCAATCGACGCTACCGGCTTGTTATCTTCGCTCATCTTAACTCCTTACGAGTTCAGAAGGGCGTCAGCTTCGGCCATGAAATCGTCGTTAGCAACTGCGTTAGTTGCTGCGCGTTTTGCAGTGGTTTGAGCTGGTGCTACTTCTTCGTCGTCCACATCATCCATTTTCAGCGTTACAGGCTTTGTACCTGTTGCTTTTGTGGAAGCAGGAGCTGCCGTCGTTTTAGCAGCCTGTGGAGTGAGAACAACACGCTCGAAAGCGTTAAGGTCTGCATCCGGACATGCTTGAACGATTGATTCCATGTTAGCATCGAGAATGTCTTTGAGTTCGTCATACGAAAGCGTCTTGTAAACTGCGCTAAGGTCGTAAGCGAGACTGTCGTAGTTCTCTACTACTGAATCAGGAAGTGGTGAGCGATCGTCTTCGAATACGATCTTACCAGCTGCGTTTTTGGTTTTAACTGCGAGTTTCTTAACATCATACTCTGTATCGCGGCCGAGACCTGCGCGAGTGATGTTGAACCACACGCCAGAATCCGTCTCATCACTGTTGAGCGAAGTAGGATCTTGGTTGTAGTCTTGGATGTACTGAGCCATCTCAGCTTTCATCTTCTTCTGCGCAGTTGATTTGATCTCCAAGAGACCAACTTCACCAGACTTGTCTGCTGCGTTGTAGATGTAAACTGTCTTAGGGCTGAGATCGTTGATGAGCTTGTTGAGTGCTCCCAAACGTTCTTTTTGAGTCTCTTCGTCGACGCCTGCTGCTGCAAGCTGAGACTTGAGAACTTCTGCTTTCTTCTTCAATTCAAGAACATACTCCGTAACGGGGCATTTCTTCTCGCTCGTCATAGACGACGCGAAAGGACGTGCACGTTGAGATTCTGGATCTTGGAGTCCCCAGATAATCTGCCATTTACGATATGGGTAGCCGTTTGAAGCTTCGCCGAAGGGCGGGAGGATGCGGTACACGTTCGAACCGTCTTTAATCTTGTGACGTTTCCATTCACGACGTGCTTTGAGGGAATCGAGATTTAACTTAACTCTTGTAGACATAGATACTCCTTAAGGGGTTTTATTCTTGGCCATAATGGCGTGAATATATTATACCAGGTTTTTACGCTTAGTCTTGTTTTTCTGTGCTGTCCGTTTGTTTTTTAGCTTGCTCGTTAGTGACTGCAGGCTTTCCAACTACTTTATCTGACTTAGGTTTTTGTGGTGCTTCAACCTTCTCTTCAGACAAGCCATTTTTATAGAAGATTTCATATTGATTCGTGATTTTAGAGTCAACATAGATCACGCGTTCTGTGTTTGCTGGACGGTTCCGGATCTTCACATCGAGATACTTACCGAAGACAGCTGGATAATCGTTGTGCAATGCCTCAACGATAATCTTGTTGAGTTCTTCGTCAGAAGAGAACGGACGGCCATCGTACAAGTGAGCCTTGATCGAATAAGCTGTCATGTTCTCTGGATCGTACGCTTGAGCGATAGAGTCCGTCACCATGCGAAGATAGTGAGTGCCAGTGAGACCGTTGCGAGGAACTTTAGTTCTATGCAAAGCGATCTGCGGAACGAACGAGGGCGTATCGATAAGATACTCACCCTTTTTAAGTTCTGCCGGCGCTTCTTTAACTACTACAAATTTAGACATATAGTCTCCTTTGAAATTCTATTCTACTTTTTCTAATTCTGTGATGTTGAAGCTGAGAGGGGTTTTCCAGCCTTCCTTAAGTTCACCACGTACATAGACGATCGTATCTTTAGGCCATCCGAGAGCCTTTTTTGCATCCCAAAGGGTGGCTTCAACAATGTTGTATCCGTCGGATAGCATAACAGAGACTCGGTGCCATGGGCGTCCGCTCTT